GCAGATTATCGCTTGGAACCCATACTCTGTCCAGATGACTGATAGCTCTGCTACTCAGACTTCAAATGGATTTTGGACGGGTTGTAACAATAGTGCTGCGACTGTCCCTAGATGGGATAGTACCGATGAGAACTTGTTGTTAGCTAAATTGTTAACTGCTGTGAAGGGCCACGACTTTAACCTCGCGGTATCCGGATCACAGTTACCTATGTTTGGTAAGCAGGTATTAACTACTGCCAGAGATTTAGCTGGTGCGTTTGTAGCTTTGAAACATGGCAACTTTTCAACGGTTGCTAAAATATTAAAGTTATACTCTCCGAGACATCCAACGGCTTTTCAGAATCTTCGGTTTCAAACGAAGTCTGTTGCTGATAGGTGGCTCGAATTGCGTTACGGTTGGGTTCCTGCTCTGCAGGATATCCATGGTGCTGCTCAGGCCCTGGCTCTTTATTATAATCCTCCTAGGAGTGCTATTATTAGAGTACAGAAGTCTCGTATCACCTTTATGGATAATTCAATTAATCCTACAGCATGGACAGTTCCTGCGCGTCTCAAGGAGACGCATAAGATCATATACGTGCTGAAAGAAAGATTGCCCCAACATCGATCTCTCGGGCTCGCTGATCCTTTATCTGTGGGTTGGGAATTATTACCCTTCTCATTTATAGCGGATTGGTTTATACCGATAGGTACGTACTTGGCAAACCTTAATCAGATACCTCAACTTGATGGTATCGCTTATAGGGTTACGTTCGAGAAGACTATTGCGGCATTTGGTAAAGTCATCGATTCCTTTTACGGAACTGGTGGCTCAGGCCATATGATAAACGTTCACTATGAACGTCTTCCGCCAACTTCTAGTTTATCTGTACCGTTTCCTTCCTTTAAAGGGATTGAGACGGCCTTATCTTTAGGCCATGTACAGAACGCGATTGCCTTGTTAGCAAGCACTTTTTTAAGATCTTAAAATGATTCCGATTATGTTAATTTTATTTATAACTGTCGGCTTATTAACCCTTTTAATTCTAGGTGCAATATTATGGCACAAATGACAAATTTTCTTGTCAAAGACGACGCAGCCACTCCTAAAGAGTGGACATTAGTTCCAATCACTGACACGCCAAATCCGTTTTATCGTGCACAGGACCCAGGTATCCCTATTGAAGGGCAGCCTAGGCTTACTCTTATTGAAGAGAAGTTGAAAACTAATGGTTATCGATTATCTGCGAAGCTTGAAGTTCCTGTTATGGAAACTTTGGGTGCCTCTGGTACCAGCGCAGGTTACGTAGCTCCTCCCAAGGTGGCGTATACGAACACAGCCATTTTAACAATGTTTGTGGATCGTCGTTCGACATCTCAGGATCGCTCTAACCTATTGAAAATGATTGCGGGGATTGCTCAAGGTGCTTCAGCTACTACAGGAACCGGGACGTTAACAAACGCGTCCGCTGGTTCTGCGTGGCTTGCTAGTACTGCAGCAGTCCCATCATTGTTCAATAATTTAGTGTTGCCTAACTAGCATCATTAATTGCGTTTATAACTCCTTCCCAAGTATTGGGTTGTTTTTACATAGGTGAATTTATGAGTTGGATAAAATACCAGAGTCCCAAGAGTTCCTTAAAAATCTTGGAACATCTTTCTGGCGAAATTGCATTACATTCCGGTCCCCTAACTAATACTCTTTTTGAATTAGTAAAAGCTGGAGACTATCATTCCTTAATCAACTTTAAGTTTGATTATGATGATGATACTATCACTACTGATGACTTTATTGACGCAAGACAAATCCAAGCCTTTTATTCTAAGGCCGATTTTTTGCCTCTCGGTATTGACACTAAGTTAGTGACTGCGGAATCTTTTTTGCAATCCGAGGAAAATTGCCAATTAACGAATAAACGTCTGAGACACTGCCTCCCGGAATGGGACGTTAGTAGCGTGTTGTACGCTGCTCAACGAAAAATCGCACGTGTCTTGGGGGAATGTCCGTCTATTGGCTCTTTAGAATTTTCATTCGGGCCGGGAGCAAACACAAGCACTAAAAAGAGTGAAGCTAACATTCGTGTTAAGCTGTCAACTCCCTTAGAGTGTAGCTGGAATTTCGAACCATTACTAAAAGAAGTTCTATTTGAACTTCCCCATATGACTGCTTTACATGAGGTTAACTCCTTATATGCGGTGAATGTGGTTGATGGTCGTTGGGATTCCGTCCCCAAGAACAGCAAAACCGGGCGTTCGATAATAGTTGAGCCGTCAGCCAATGGGATTACCCAGAGGCCGATTGGACGATTGATTAAGAAACGTCTGAAGTTAGCTGGTCTTGACTTATCAACCCAAGCAAATAATCAACGTGCGGCGAGACTCGCCTGCAGTAACGGAGACGCTACTGTGGACCTCTCGCAAGCATCTGATAATATTGCTTACTGTGTTGTGTTGGACCTTTTACCAACCGACTGGTTTGAGCTTCTGGATTGTACCAGGAGTGCGACTATCGATTTTAAAG